ATTTTAGTTGTTATTATTTCCACAAATATACTAATACTTTTTAATTAAATAACCCTACTTTTTAAATATATTAATATTTATCGCACAAAAAAGCCGAGACTATGAAACTCGGCTTCTTCTAATATAACAAACTAATAAACACTGCTAAAGTAAGGCTTTTATCTTAGACTTATACTCAACTATCTTATCTTTTATTTCAGGGATCGAAAGTTTTAATTCTCTGTGGCAATTATTGTCTAACCATTGAAGCTGATATTCTGTTATCCTTTCCGTTATTCTCTTCCTGTATTCGTGAACGTTGCCAGATAAAAACATATTGCAATGAGCATTACATTGACTGTGTACATTTAGTTCATTGAATCGAAGAAAGGAATAGTTTCCTGCAGCATAAAAGTGTCCTGCTGCCATGTCATAGGGCTGTGGTTTATCACAAGAGACACAAGCTAATCCTTTATCCCTTGTTCTTATGAATGTGTTAAAGACTTTTTGAAATAGCTTTAGGTAGTCTTTATGCGTTAACATCTTCTCCTTTGCTACCTTCGTTTCTTTTCGACTTGCCTTTTCTTTTTGAGTCCTAACCTTTCCAATGAGTTCTTTTACTCCAACATTATTGCATTCGTCCTTTTCGCAGTATTTCCAGTTAAATTTGCGAGGTTGGAATTTGTCGGAGCAGTGTTTACACTTTGGCATTACCTTATAAATTTTGGCTTCAAATAAATATCTAATCCTTTAAATGATTCTAAAAAGAAACCTCTTCGCCCCTTCTTAAAGTTGTTCTGTACCCATTGGCTTGATGGACTTAATGCAGGATAATTGAAGTAATAGAAGTCATCTGAGCTAGCCATGTCAAACAGGGCTTGATGACTATCCCCTTTGCAGAAGATAACTAGTTCAGCTTTTTTGTAAATGCCGTAGTTCTTACAATATTGGTCTATCTTCTCTATGGAATCGGGTTTAAGTTGTGGCTTGAATCCAAACTTTAAACTTTTATCATCCTTGCCATGGCTGATTACAAAGCAAATGTTTCCAACAAAATAATGGTTAATAAACTTTCTGTGATTAGTTACTGTTACATTGTCATATTTCAATTCCAAAATATCCTTCATTGTCTTGTTAACAAAGTAGCCAAATGATCCAGAATGGTTATCATTGCAGATATTATTAACCTCAACTTTGCTGTAATGCAATAACAAAGGCTCAATTAGTTTAATCTTAAACTCTACTGCTGTATCGAATGCTTCTTCATTGGTCATGTTCTGTGGCAAGTCATGCCCCCCTCTTGTAGTCTTGCCGTCAAAGCCATCCATTAAATCACCGTAATCATCAACTACAATAAAGTTGCTTTGACGTTCTTTAATTGTCTCTTCGCATATTCTTGTGCAATCTTTCAGGACCTCTTCTCTATCCCATTTGACAGCATACATTGAATTGTCGTACTTGTTCGTTTCCATTCCTATGTGAACATCAGTAATGACAAGACGATCAAAGTCTGAAGCTCTATCAATTACAGGAACAACTAATCTGTCTAGTCTTTTAATGTGCTTCTTAATTATTGCTTCGTAATCGAAGTCTTTAATCTCTTCTTCTTCCTTCTTAGCTGCATATTGTACCCATTGTTGCCCTGTTGTTTTGGAAGTTGATACTTTTATAACCTCAAAGTTGTCCGGTACTTCTATAGGCTTGGCTTGCAATTTCTCAACTGAAGATACTATCTCTCCTTTCTTGTCAAGTTTTTTTATAGTTTCAACAAATTTTCTTTTATTCGGTCTTGCTCTTTGTCTTTCAATTTCTTCAAAAACCTCGTCGGAAATTCGATATTGAGCTTTGCTTTTATTCCTGCCTAGCTTCTTATTTATCGACAAGCCCAAAGCGGTTGCTTCTTTATCTGTTAAGTATTTCTTGACACCCATTTTTTTATTTGTTAAAATAATTAATTAATGCTTTCTTTCTGCACTGAACTTTGATATTCCCATTTTCAAATTCAACTACACTTCCCTTAACTCCTGTTGTTAATCTTGTCTGAATTTGCTTTGTTTTAATCTCTGCAATGGTTGAGCGTTTAAGTTTGTCTTTATCCTCAGGAGTCATCTTAATTAGCCCTGTTGATTCTGCATACAAGAAAGCATCTGACCAATTAGCAATCATCGGAAAGCTCCCTTGCTCTTCATGAACCTTCTTTATAAATTCAAAAGCTCCTTTCATTTCTAGCTTTGGGTTAACTTTATTTTCTAGCTGCAATTCAACAGGAATAGGCTTAACTTTCATGTTGTCTTTTCTGACATATTCCTTATACGAATTTAAAACCGATCCAATAAAGAAGTTATCTAAACTTTGAAAGTGGCTCTTGTCGTAGTCCAATTTCTTTGCAGCATACAATATAAATGCTTCATTTGTATTCGCTAAAGATAACGATTTGAATTGAGACTCCATGAACTCGAAGATAATAGTTAACTCTCCTGTCTGCAATTGATCCCTTATCCCAATCGAAAAAGCAATCTTATTCCAAACATCGGAAAAGGCATTGCGCCCGTTGTTGCTGAACTCCTCAAATGAATTAACATCCCTTATTTTAATTGTTAAGGAATCTGTCGAGTCTGCTTGTTGATTTATTTGTTTCATTGTTTTTGTTATTATTTTGTTTTAATTCAAAAAATCCTTTCCACCCATTGTCAATAGATGCCTGTATAATCAATACAGAGGTGTTCTCATCGCCTTTAGATAACTTTAGGAGTGTTCTTATGCTTCGCGCTTCTGAAAGCTCTGACGAGTAAGTAAATTTATGATTCTTTTTTTTGTAAGATTTCCATAATTCCCATTCAGCAATTAAAGAATCGAAACCTAAAGGAAATTCTTTTAAAATCAAAACCCCTTTTTTTTCTTTAATATCTTTCACAGTATCATTATCAGTTACTGTATCTGTTACTGTTACTGTATCGGCTTTTTTGGGTTCACTTGGGTTACCAATTAACCCATTGGGTTCTTTAGGTTCTTTTGGTCTACCACCTTTTGAACCGTTCTTAGAGTTCCTTTCTCTTATTGATTCATACTTTACCAAGTCTCTTTTTAACTGAAGCTCAATAGGTTTCCAACTACCTAAAAGCATTCTATCAGTTAATACAGGGCTCATGTCGTTAACATATTCGAGAAGGTGTTGGAATAATCTACCCTTCTCTTCGTCGGTTAAGTGCTCAACTGAGTGTATCAAATCGCAATAAATTAGGAACGACTTCTTATCTTTAGCCATTAGTAACCTCCTTTGATTCTTGTATATTTCCGATTACTTCAATTTCTTTATTAAATCCATCTTCTACAATATGCCCATCTTCATTAATGGACAAAGAAAATGGATCGTATATTTCTTTATTAACCCCACCAAAGACAGTTCCATTTTTTATAAATATTTGATAAATCAATTTATTAAAATTCCCCTTGTAAAAATCTCCTTCGTAAATATCAACTCCTTTCTTGTCCTGAAGTCCTGTGAATTGCCCTACTGTTTCTATGTGAACCTCCATTAATGGGCTGCTAAGCATTCTTAAATAATATTTCACATTACCACCTATTACCAAGCGTGATAAATCTCCGTAAGTAATTTTTTCGTTATCTACCCTTAATCCTCTAAATTTAATTTCTCTCATTTTTGTTAAATAAAAAACCCCCACAAATCCAATAGAGTCGAAGCTATTTTCTTTGCAAGGGTCTGTTAAAATTCCTTTAAGTTGCCTATGTTTCGACTACAACTTGAGATACAAACATAAGACTAAATTCCCAAATATTTGTAATTTACTTTATTAAAATTTGTATTAAATACCCGGTGACCTCCAACTGCTGCAATCGCTTTCCACACCATGTCGTAACCTAAGTCTTTTGCATAGTCTAATTTACGTGCATACATTGTATAGTCATCTCTTAATCTCCAACCGTTAGGCATTCCTGTGTAGTGATTATTGTCCATTATCTTACAAATATTAAAGTGGTAGAATCATTTCTAAATAACTCTAGACTGTTTGAGTCTTGACTTTGAACGTAGGCACTAAAGCCATCGTTCTTCGCTATACCGTTAACCGCTTGGAATGTTATGAAGGAAGTTGTGTTATCTATCGTGTAAGCTCTTGAATTAACGTCACAGTTAGTTTTGTTAAATATCCATTCAATACTGTCTTTTGTGTAGTTAGTTTGGTTTTTCACTTCTTGTACTAACTTCCAATTGCCTGACAAAGTGTAATTAATTGGATCAGGTGTTGGGATTACTTTATCTTCTTTCTTGCAAGCGGATAATGATAATATTGCTGCTACTATAATTGTTAATTTTTTCATCTTGTTTCTATTTCTTGTTATAATAATTTATTAAATTTTTTTTCCTTGCGCACATCTTGCAGTGTTTTACATAACCATCCTCATAAGTGTTGTTCTTATAGAACTCGGCTAATGTCTTTAGCACGTCGCAAACGTTGCACGTCTTTACTTTGACTAATATTTGGACCTGCTTTTCATAAACAAATTCTTTCTTTAGCTCTTCCTGCAACTCTCGGACTGTGTATTTAAATTCGATTTCTTTCTTAACGTCTTCGTATTCATACACACAGTCCATTGAGTTTAATTTGCTTTGAAAGATCAAAAGGGTAATTCGTCTTTCTCGTTTTCTTGCTCTGCAAAACTTGGTGCAGACTCAACAGCTTCTGAAAGTAAATCTATCTTCCATGCATCAATTGAATGGTAGTACTTACCGTTATACTCTCGGCTACTTACGTTAAAACTAACGTTCACTTCCTGCCCGGCTGTTAATCCATTTAACAAAGCAAGCCCTTTATCTCCAAAGCATCCAAACGCTAAATCGGGATTATACTGATCGCCTGTATCAATCACAAAGCCACCTTTCGTCCAAGCCTTTCCTGCCTTACTTGTTCCTGTCTCTTCAGCCAATATTACTTTAACTGTTCCTTTAATTTCTAAACTCATAATTATTTAATTTTAATCTTTGTTTGTAATGTTAAAATACTCTTCTGATTCTTCTATTAACTCAATCAAATTTTCAAGGTTTTCAATTGACAGCTTAATGTAAGTTAGTTTATTCGTGTCAATTTCTACACTTTCGCCATCATTGAAAGTACAATCTAAAGGGTCTAATTCAATGTCTACAATTACAGAAGACAAGGTGTCATCTTCTTTATTGATTAGTAACTTACCATGTGAGGGAAATAATTTATCTTCTACGTTCATAATTTTAAGTGTATTTAATAAATAAAAAAGAGATTTCTACTAGCAGTATCATTGCAAAGTATACTCCGAAAATTATTGCTACTGCTATGTACATTAATCCTAACGCTACATCTTGCCACGTTGGCACTTCTTGTTCGTTGTCTATCATTGTCCTAGTGCTTTATTGATTACTTGTTGTGCTAGTTCAGTATCACTACCCATGTAGCTTTGTTCTTCAACACAGGTAAGTAGGTTTTGCAAAGCTTCTAACAACTCAGGAGATGCTGCGATTAGGTTGGCGTTAGCTTGACCTTCTTTTAGTTCGGGATCGTTATCCCAAATATTTATTCCTTCATGAAAGATATTTTTATTGTAATGTTTTACTTCTGCTATTCTTGTTTTCCCACACTTTACGTGAGTAGAAATAGTTGATGTACTTTTGATTATTTGCCACTTTCCTTGTGTTCCTTTAAAATTTTTCATTGTTATATTTTTATAATGTTTAAATCCAAATCTATTTCCATTTCTGCAAAACCCTGTAACATTTCAGAGAAGCTGTCACTTATAATACTGTCTACGTGAATATCAAATGTATTTCTTGCAAAAGTATGAACGGTTGTTTTTGCTTTTGTTTCGGCTGCCCATTGTTCGCCACTTGTGAAATTCTCTCTAGTTACTAGCTCTTCCGTTGTTTCGTGAATAATTAAGTTGAACTTAGAGCATACCGCATCGGGTAGCATGTATAGTTCTCTTTTATCTGTAAGTCTACAAACAACGTTTACTTCTATTTCTTGACTGTAAATCTCGTACTCGCTGTTTTCGTTACGGTCAAAGCCTATAATATCTTCGATTGCGAAAGTTGGGAATAGGTTAAATGTAAAATATTTCATAGTTTTTTGTTTTTTAGTATGGTGCAAATCTAACAATATTTTTTAGTTCTGCAAGTCTTTTTTTTAAAAAGAATTAATTAATTAAAATAAAAAAAGCCCTGCTGATTAATTCAACAGAGCCTTTCTCTTTTTATTGCTAGCCCACCAAAGCTATGAGCTGTAAATGTACTATAAAATATTTGATAAAAATTCCATTGCGTACTCAAATCTTTCTAATGTTAGCTTACCGGTTAAGTGCAAAGCGAGTAATGTTAACGAAGCAACTAATCCGATTAGATGACTCCAATTAATACGACCTTTTCCGCCTTCTTCGCTTGTTAAGTTATCTTCTCTGACTTGGACAACTCCTGCAACTGCTCCTGCTAGTGGTTTAATGTAAACACCAAGCGCACCCTTTACGAATGATCCGACTGCTTTACCTACTTTTGAATGCAATATCTTCCCTACTGCTGTGTTTTTAAATGGCTTTTTCATACGTTTCTTATTTTTAAAATTGCTATTGTATCTGAGTTAAAACACTTGTGGAACTTATCCATTGTGTTTCTGCTGTTAGTTATGTCTATTAATCCATCTTTATCGATGTCTCCTCTGCGTTCTCCTAGAGCTATGCAGCCGTTTAATTGTCTTGCGTAGTTAGCAGCGTGGAATTTACATTCTGATCGGTTAATGACTCCTTTTACTTCCCATAAGTTTTGTTTGAATCTTTGAGAAAATTCTAAGTTTAAATGATAGGATCCCTGAGGTATGCAACTAACATTTACTTCGTTGTCCGCCCACTCTCTTTCGATTGATTGGGAGTAAAATAATTCTATTCCAAATTCATCATGCACAAAGCACGTGCCTAATGACTGCTTTTCTCCCTGCTCTCTTAAAATTGTAACTGTATTCATGTTGTAAAAATACTAATTATGTAAACAGCGTGAAGAACTTTGCTATTAAAGCACCGCCTTTTGTAGCTCCGAGACTACCCAAACCCAAGCCTGCACTTGTTGCCGCTGCAATCTTGCCCCAAGGAGTTTTATTATTAACCTTAATTTTCTCAATCTCATTTGTGTTGTTCTTGATGTCAGTGGTGTTTAATTCAATCTGCTCAAAGTATCCTATATTTCTATCTAGCTTATCTCCCATTAAAGCATCGTACAGCCTGTCTATCTTTATTGTTAACTTCTCTATGCTTTCATCCTTCATTGTGTAGTAGTAGTGTAAGGTTTTAAGCCTTAGTATTTGCCTTGTAAAGTTAATTAATAATCTGCATAGATTATTGTAAAAGTTTCTTTTGCTTTTAAAATAGTATCTGTGTATGGGTCGGATAGGATGAAGTAAAAAGCAGGGACGTTTTCTCCTGCATAACCGTAGGTTGTCCATGCGTTAGTAATGCTTTCGGCAGGAAACGTAATTGAGTTGTTAACTAATCTTAACGCTTCTTTTGCTTTATTTTCTGTTGTGAATTTATAACCTTCCATGACTTAATAAATTGAGTAAAAATTATTTATTTCTGTTTGCTTTTCTGAATAGTCTGTTGTGTTTTCAAAAATAACTAACTCTTGGAAGGTATACATTCCAAACCCGACAGGGTTTGACGATTTAAATCCTAACCCTATAACATTATTATCAAAGTTGTAATTAGCGTTTACCGAAAGCAAAAATTGATTATCCGTTTTGGTAAACATTTCTCCCCTTGTAATTGTACTAGATATTGTTTGATTGTTTACTTTTGAATTAGTTACAGTGACCTTACCCCCTGCCCCTAACGAAGCCGCAGAATTTCCCGATTGAGCCAAGTAGAATTGATCGCCGCCGCCTGTGTTACTTCCCAGAATTGCGCTTTTATTCCCGTTGTTATACCCAACATAATAAACACCCTTAACCGTAGCTCCATCATTAGGAGCGTATGCGGACAAATACCCTCCGTCATCGTTTGCACTTCTTTCAATGCAAGGCTTGTCGTTAAGATTAATAATACTTCCGCTGTTAGCTATTTTGCCTTGAAGATTAGCCGTTGCTTGAACCATATTGTTAGAACCGCTTTGGTCATAAATAACGGTTACAAATCCGTCTCCGCTACCCACAAAAGAAAGTAAAGAAACTGTATCTAATTCATTATTAACAAATCCAATATCTTGTTCTGTGTTGTCTGCTCTACGTACTCGAATTGCTGAACCTGTGTAAGCAGTTCTTAATCTTCTAAGCGAGAACGCTGCTGCTGCGTTAGGGTAAGCATCTAATAATCCAGTAAATGAATTCCAAACCAAATTAGTTCCTAAGTAAACTTTAGAAACTTGATTGTTTCCAATCTTACAATTAGCAATGTCGTTAGTTCCTATCTTCATTATACTATAAAGTAAATGGTTGTTGCAACAGGTGTTAAAGCATCATACTCTGCTTGTGTTACACTTGCCAAAGAGTTAATAGTGTAAGTTGACCCTACACTTTTGTCTATTTTATTTCCAATACTTGTAAGATTAGTTGCCACCCCCGAAGAATTGGTTGCAATGTTAGTTGTATTAGTTGCAATACTAACGCCATTAGCAGCTATGTCTGTCACGTTACCACTTATACCAGTTACGTTAGTGGCTATATTAGTTGAGTTTGTTGCAATGTTCGTTGTGTTGTTCCCTACATTAGTTGTGTTTGTTCCAATATTGGTTGTGTTCGTTGCAATGTTAGTAACATTAGTCGCAACCCCTGAAGTGTTAGTTGCAATATTTGTAGAGTTAGTTGCAATACTCGTGGTGTTAGTTCCAATACTTGTAAGATTTGAAGACACCCCCGAAGCGTTAGTTCCAATACTTGACAGGTTGGCTGATATTCCTGTTGAATTTGTTGAAATGTTACTTTGATTAGTTGCAACTGCTGATGTGTTAGTTCCAATATTGGTAACATTAGTTGCAATATTCGTGTCTGCTGTTGAAAGCCCTGTTGATAAAGTAGAAATGTCTACCTTATTAGTGTTAATCTCTCCTGCGTGTTGGTTGACTACCGTCTTAACTTCGTTGGCATCTTGAAATCGGTACTTTTTAACAACAGGTAAAGCGTTAGCCAATCCCTGTTCTTTGTCTGTGTATGTAATTAAATCTGCCATTTTTAAATATCGTAAACTTTATTTGTAGAATAGGTAGTGCCTTGACTTGTGTATACTTTGCTTGTGTTGGAAGGAACGTAGTTGGGTGTGCTGTTTATCAATTCAGGAAAACTTGAATAGTTAGTTGTTAAATATCTCTTTACTTGATTTTCATAAAACACCATTGATGCTTCTGCTGCTCTTTGCATACTTGATAATTGCCCATCATCAATACTCGACACCTCATCTGTGTCTCCTACGCTAATTGTAGCTGCTCCTATCTTGTATAACATCCTTGGCAATGCCATTACGTAGGTTTGCCATATTACCATCTTTAAAACGCTTGCTTTGTCTGAGTCGTATAATTCTTGGTACTTTGCATCTAATGTTCCACCATTATAATCATTCTTCAGCTTAATCATTAACGCTGTCCCTAAAACGTTTTGAGCTGCCAAATCCGTAGATTGAATAATTGCAGGAGTTAATATTTCAGCTGTGAAACTTTCGCTTGATGCAGTGTAAAATCTGAAGTCATCAACACCAATTAGTAAAGGAATAGTTATTGCCATGTCTTTTTATTTTGGGTAAGCTCCGTTCAGGGGCATATCTTTAGGTGCTTTCTTTGCATCTCGGTAAGCTGATCCTGTTGGTTTCTTTTTGCTTGGGATATTCTTTACAATTTTACCTCTCGAAATATAAAGTTCAGTTTTTGACTTCATCCGGTAAAGTTCTTCTTGCCAATAGTGTCCACATTGAACACCGCCTTTATACCTAAAAAGTGAGTAGTTTTGACCGTTATGACCAAAATTATTATTCACTCCTTGCTCTGATGCTGTATCAATATCTTCCTTTCTATACACAACACCTCTTCCTGTTCTGCTCATCATTTTTGAGCAAAACTTTCTACTGTTTGCCGAAGCATATTTTTGTTGATAACTGTAACGAATTTTATAATAGTCTTTGTCTAAGTTGCTCTCTTTGTTAGGTCTTGAAGTAACAAAGTCTTTTAACTTTTCGATGGTTGTTAAGTTCTGCTTGATTAAGCTATTAGCCCAATCTTCTGTACTTTCTCCATTCTCTTCTCTAACATCTACTAACTCCCATTCATCCAAGTCTATTGCTTCGCCAACTTCTAAAGCGTCTAACATTGATTGGTCATCAAAGTCTTTCTCTTCTTTTACTTTCTCTAAAGTAATTGCGTTGCTTAAATCTTCATCAGTTACAACTGTCTCTTCTGCTACTTCTCTAAATGATACGTTCTCAATTTCTAATTCTGCAAATATTGGTTGTAGGATCTCTAGTAATTGTTGTCTTCTTGGTTCTATAATCTTAACCCTCATTCGCTCCGTAGCATAAGCAAGCTCTTCCGTTTCACTTGTAAAACCTGCACCCTTAGAATTAAGTCCACTAATCAAGTTTGCCGATGGTATTCTAAAGGCTTTTAATATTCCAATCTCAGAGGTTGCGTGTTGTCCTTCGTAAACTTTGTCAATTCCTGTCATGTTAGGAGTTGAGAAAGTAGGAGCGTTTCCACCTTCCCTGTAATAAGTAGTAATTACCTTACCTGCATTTGCCGCTCCTGTCGTTTGGGCTTGTGTTTCAATTGCATCTCTTCGGTCCGTCTCAGCGTCTCCGCTTGATTCTTTACTAACAACCATTGAAGGGAACATCCCCTGCTGCGCTCCATGGTTATGCATCATGTATATTGCAATCTCTAGTTCAATTGCATCTGTTGCACTAAGGTATCTGGGGCGACCGTAAGGAGTGTTAAACGTTCCACTATCATAATAGTACAAAAGGCTTTTTTCGTCCTCGTTATTGTAGCTGTTTATGTAAGAATTGCTGTACTTATAAAGTGAGCTTGTGGGATTCCAATCTTCTCTGTAAGCGAATTGGTCGGGTGTTCCGTCATTTAAATGAGTGACTCTAAAGTGAGCAACATTGATATTCTCAACTGCTGTGATATTCTTTAATGGGTTTCTTCTAATCTCAATCGAAACGCTTTCTTGAGAGATTAGCCCGGTAGCCATAGCCGTAACACTTTTCTTTTTAAAAAACTCTTTAAGCCTTGCCGCTTGTTCTTTGTCGGGACAGGTTAAACCCATAGCGACAACATCTTGCGCAATGTCATCAATTATACACTGAAGGGTAGGAGAGTTATTAGAAAGACTATTAAGATAATTGCTGAATAAATTATCGTATGCGTTTGGGTAGAATGTCCCTGACTTCCTTTGTCCTTGGACTGCATTAGTTTTGTATCTTGAAAGTTGTATCTTGTCAATCATGCTAATGCGAAGTCTAAAGTGTAATCAAATTGGGTTATTGATGAATCAGTTTTGATAAATCTAACCTCTCCAACCTTTAATATTGTGTTTGATTGTTCAATCGTGTAAAGATAGGTATCATCTATCAATTGTGAAGTGTCAGAACTATCTAAGCCAAAGGAATAATAACCTTCGCTGATTGTTGTAATAACTGAATCAAACGAAAGAGAAGGGCGAGAAGGACTGTTAAGCTGTAACGTGATAGCTGTGCCAGTGACGTTACTTTGATTTAGTCTTACTCTTACTGTTACTGCTTCGCTTGACGTTATTGTTATCACTTATAATGCCTTTTAATTCAGGGTATTTTTTAAAAACCCAACTAATTCCTTTTAAAGTGGTCGAGTCTGTAACTTCAAACTCGACCTCTTTATGATAATATTTACCTTTTCTTAGAGCCATTTGATTTAGCTTTAACAACAGGCTTGACATATTCAATGCCCATTAATTTATATTGAGACATTACCGCTATTTCATTGGTAAGTTTCTCTTTAAATTCGGGATGGTCTTTTAAAAACGATTCAACGTCTGCCTTTTTAGTTGTTGCATCAATAGTCAATTGAGACTTTGAGCCGATAAATGTTCCGAATAAATACATATTAAGAAGGTTCTGTAACTGTGAATGCTGCCGTAAATCCGCTAAACAGAACTGTTTGCATTGGCGCTGTTGCTTCTTCAGTCAATGTCAAAGTAACTCCTTTAGGATCTGAAAGATTAACTCCTGCTGTTCCTGCGTCTCCACCGGTTAAAGTCATTCCTCTTTGTTCGCCCATGTAAGTATAATTTCCATTTACCCACTTAACCAAAACCTCTGTTTTTCCTTTGATAATATTCTCAACCAAAACAACTGTTGAAGCAGTATAATTATCAATTTTAAATTCTAAAGTTCTGTCAAACTTGAAAGCGTTAGATGTCGCTTCTGAAGTTATTGGATTGGTTATTGATGTCGTGTTGAATACAGGGATGATATGGTAAGCCGTACCACCTGTTCCTGAGAAAGTAGCTACTCCATCTGCAACAGCAATAGTGACTTCTGTGGCTTGTCTTGCCGTTCGGTCAATTAGATAAATTGAGTCAATTCCTGAAGGAGTCGCACAACCGGGCTTTGATGCTGATAATGTTAATGTACACATTATAATTTGTTTTAAAAATGAAGGGGAGGATTTGACTCCTCCCCGTTATATTATAGAGTGTTTTCCATCGTTACCCAATCAGTTGTAACCAATCCCGATCCATAACCGAAAGAACCAAATATGTTTGCTTGGTTTTTTAAGTTTTCTTTCTGATCAATTACGTCTAATGAAATAACGTCACTTGGTGCTGATGGTAATCCAATACCTAAGTTAGAAGTCTTACCCAATAGTATCCAATAAGGATTTAAGTTAGGCACAACTTTTAATCCAAATCCACCAAAGTTAGTTGGCTCGGAAGAAAGTACTGCATTATTTTGAGTTTGCAAACTTCTTCTATATGCCCACTCAGTTGCAGGGGATACGTGAAAGAAAACATCTGCTTGCTCATTTAATAAAGCAACAGGCACTTTGTCAACCATTGCATTAAACTTTGCTTGGATAGTTGCAGGGTCAGTCAATGATGCTCCTGCTGCTATAATTTGAGCCGTCTTAGAAGCTGCTGTCAACTTGTCAATAGCTAACTTTACAAATCCGTTAATTGTTCCTGCGATGTCTCCTGTTGCTCCTGCGTTAGAACTCCATAATTCAGATTCAACGGTTTTCAATGCTTGCTCTGTAATGTTAAGCACCATTGCTACCTTTAACTCTTCAGGAACACCCATTGCGTGGATATTTGCTACTGCATCTTTCCACTCAGTGTTTTTAAACAAATCGTAAGGGATAGGCAAGTTGATTGACTTTTTGTCAATTGTAAACTCGGTGTCCGAAATCGCTGCGTTACCTTGTTCGCCCGGTGCTGTTGCATAAGCTTGAACGATACCGCCTGTTGTCATTTCCCACATAGAGAACTTGTCTCTTGTGCCTTGTACTTGCTTGATACCAAATGATGGATCAAATGATGCCGCCTTTAAGACAGCATTTAAAAAGACCTCTTCAACTCTGTTGATTGAATCGGACGCTTGTGTGATTGCTACTGCCATTTTAAAATGATTTTCTATTGTTTAAATAATTCATCACCCCGCTTTCTTCGCCAGATAATTTTGTGATTGATTTTGGGTCTACGTTCTGAACTTTTGCAAGTTTTTCCGTATTTAAATTTGTTGCCGCTTCTAACTTAGTTAATAGCTCCTTTAAGGATAACAACTCTGATTTTAAAGAAACGTTCTCAGCATTCATTTCAACTGATGCTTGAGCGTTTAATACTGCTGCACTTTTAATGTTAGCAAGCTCTTCTTGCATCTCTTCCAAAGGCTTCTTCTTCTCTAAATCCTCTTCTGCTTCTTTCTCAGTAACGGAAATTAAGATACCACCTTCAACGGTCATAACTTTTCCTTCGCTTTCGAAAACACCTTCAGCAGGTACAAGCATTTCTTGATCCTTAAATATTGCAGCACCCTCTTCGAAAGTATCTGCGTAAATCATTACACCTTCGCCAACATCAACAGATGCTAGGTTGGTTTTGCCGGGAGTTTTCATCCCCAACTTAACTAGAATCTCGCCTAGCAACTTATTTGTTTCAGTCATTTCTGATTTTTGATTAATTGAAAAATTGATTAATTCGTGGGCCATATCCATTTCAACTGATACGCCTTTTACTTTTTTAGTTTTAATATCTGATAGAACTTGGTCGTTAGTAATGTACGTTCCCTGCATCCATGTACCCGATGGTACTTTAAAGCCTAGTAACGTTGCTTTGTCGTTGGTTGGGTCTTGAACAATCCAATTTTCAACAACATCAACGCCTGTTAACTTCTGCTTCTCGTCATGCTCATAATTCCATTCGCCTAACGTTCGCTTCTCTAACATGTAGTCTCTTGCAATTTCTTCGATAGTATCGGCTGTTAAGAATATCTCGTAAGCTTCTCCGCTTTCTGATACTCTAGGTATGTTTTGGTCAGGGATAAGAACAGGGGAATAGATCATTCTTTTTTCTTCCTGAACTGAGAAGAGTAAAGGCTTACCTTCTTTGTTTAGGTAGATGAAATCTGTTTCAATTGCAGGGTTCTCGACTAAGGCAATACGGAAAACCGAGGTGCTTAACCAATCTTTTTTCTTTAATTCGAAACGCTTCATGTTTCAAAGTTAACTTAATGAGTAGATATTATTGAGTTGATTGGTTTAGTGTGTTGTTAATTGTTTATATTTGTAGAAAGTAAAAGGAATGGCTAATAATTACGAAAAGTATTTAACTAAGCAAATGATTCGCAAAGCGGATGTAGCTGATATGATAGGTTGCCACATTAACTCTGTAAATAACTACGTTAAAAGGCAGGGTTTGCCTATTCATCGAAAGGAAGGAATGCACCCTTACTTTATTCCAAAGGAAGTTAAGGCTTGGATTGAAGAATAAATAAAAAAACAAAAACTATGATTACGAAAGAAGAAGTACATAACGCATTAGAACTTATTGATAAATACAAAATACAAGAATCTAATCTTATTAAAGAGTTGCAAGATAAATCTATCAGACAAAAGGATACTCGAAGTCTAGTATCAATAGGTTTAAAAACAAGGGAAATTAATGCTTTAGCATCAGCCGACATTTACACAGTAGGGGATTTACTAAGCGCAGACAGATCTCAAGTAATACTTTACAGGAATATGGGAAGAGGTGGTATTAGAAAGATTAACAAAGCCCTAGAAGATGACGGTATTGTAACAGCTCATTTTTCTTTGTATGGAGGTCATTACAGGTATTAATAACCCTACTTCCCTAACCTAATCAAATCGCTCACTCTGTTATCCATAGCGTTGCTGTCTCTAATGTCTTGATTGACTACAACAGCTCTGTTGCTTGGTAATCCACTTCCACCACCTACACCTTGGTTGAACGCTCCAAAGTCGGGTATTCTTGCATTGCTTTGACTTGGTCTTGCTCCGCCGCCGCCGCCGCCGCCGCCTGAGATAGATGGTGCACTTGTTCCCCCTGTTGCATCTGTACTTAGTATCTTTTTAACTTGGACCAACCCAAAAACACCTGTTGCTATTGCTTGTGCTATTGCAAACCCTGGTATACCTCCTGCTGCTGTTCTTGCCGTACTCTTTAGCTGCCCAACTATTGCTGCAAAGGTATCAAAGGTTGCTTGTGCTGCTGCTAAACCTTTTTGTCTTTTAGCATTACCCATAGATAAAAGAGATAGTATTTGAAACCCTCTACTTACTAGAGCTTGTTTTGCTGACTCTTTCTGAGCCTCTAGGTCTAATTCTCTATCTGTCCTGTCCTTTATTTGAGATAACTCAAAGTCTCCTGCTTCTTTGTTTTTTTCAGCTTGCTTCTTTAAAAAGTTATCTTGCTGTTGTAGCTTTGTTTCATCTTCAGGCGTTAAGTCCGCAAACCCTTTGCTTTCGATCTTTCCTATGTCTAAATCTTCCCCGTTCGTTTCTCCTTCTTTTTGCTTGGTTAGTTCATCGGTTATTGATTTTTGCTTAGAAAGCAATTCCTTTAACTTAGAGTCTCTGTCTGTTTCAATGTTAAATAACTCGGCTTCTAATATTCTTTGAGATTCTAAATCTTCGTTTAACGATTCCCCTAAAGAGTTTTTAGCTGTTAAAATTCTTAGCTCTTCTTTTGTTTGGGCAATATTTTCATTTGCTAATTGCTGCGTTAACTCAATCGCTCGCTCATTTGCTTTGTTTCTTTCTTCTGCTGACTTTGTAAAATCTTCTGAAGCCAACCTTGCCGCTTCTGTTTCTGCTCTTAACTTTGCTTCGGTTACAATAAAGTCAATCTTTCTTTTTGCTAGGTTTTGAAAATCAACTTCTAAATCTTGTGCTGCTTTAGACTCTCTTAATATCTCATCCCCTATTCCTGCAAAGCTGCCTTTTAATATGTCTAACCCTTCAGAGAAGTTGCCGTTTACAAGTATTTCAAATAGCCCACTTCCGAACGTGCTTAACCTATCAATTAACACGTCTATTGTCGCACCAATTCCTGCCATCGCTTTATCTAGTATGTCAGCGCCTGCTTGGGTCTTTGTAAAGTAAGAAGTTAAAGCCGTTATTGCAATTAACAAAGCTCCTATTCCTGTTGCTGCAATTGCACCTTTTAAAGTTTTCATTGCAACAACTCCATTTTTGACACCTCCAACCATCTTCTTAAAGCCTGTAATCGCTCCGCCAGTCATTGAGTCCAAAGAATCGCTTAACCCTTCTGTTGCTTTGGTTGACTCTCCTATGCCCTTATCTAAGTTGTCTAAACTTTTCTCAGAGTCCTGAGTCTCTATAATTGTTTTAACCTCTAGTACTGCCATTATGTAATTAGTATTTGTCCGTTTTGAGTTGCCACTTCCTTTACCGAATCGTAAAAGAAACCGTAAGCAATTGCACTATTTTGTAAGTCTGTTTGATCTGCTGAACTTCCATCGGCGGGGCTTAAAGCTGCATTAGTTAAACTATCCTTCCATTGAACAATTGAGTTAAGCACGTTGTAAGGGTAAAAGGGTGCTATGTCAACATTAAATATTGTAAACCTCTTCATAAAAGTAGCACTTACGTAGCTATCGTTTGAGGTTAAACTAATACCTGACAAGCTAATTAACCTAAATAAAGTATTCTTGTAATAGAACTTTTCGTTAAACTGCCATCCGTCAATGTCGTTAACGCTTAATTTGATGTTAATTTTCACTTCTCTACTTGCCCGGCTGTAAGTTTCTTGAATGTACTTCTTCCAATAGAGTTCGTAAAGTGTGTTATTGGGATACCCTGTATTGGTCCAGTAAGATAATGACTGACCAAAGTTATTATCAAACTCATTAAATCCGCCATCTCTTAAACTCCAATTTCCAATAAATGGGATGGTGTTGTAAGTCGTTGTATCTGTGGAGAAGTTAGAACCTAATATTAATTGTATTGTCATTACTCCTGCACCTGTCTGTAATAATGTAGGATTTCCCTTTATTGTGTTTAATTCCTTATCGTACATTTTAGGAATAACTGCACCCGATCCACCAACTCCAACACTTGGAATTACTGAAATAGGGATTTCTACTTCTATTTCATTTTTTGCAAATTCAGTTCCTGTGTTTCTTATTAGCTTTTGCCCGTAAGGCTCATTAGTTACTTCTAGGTATTGATTACTATAAATATCATCATTTTCTTTGTATCCTAACCTAACCGATTTAGCTCCATCAATAGAAAAGGGTTTAATTTGAACGTCTATTTTTTCCTCAATTATGTCATCTAATATGATAACCTCGCTGCTATCTTCTACCCATGACACCCAAGGGGCTAAAGTGTAACTTCCATCTTGATTAGTTATTATCTGACCATTACATTGAAGCACTATTGTACTGAATATTTCCCAAGCTGTAAGTTCAGGACAGTTGCTAGAAATGTCTATTTGAGAAGCAGAATTTAATGAGGGTGCTGCAACAACTCCAAACTGAAAACCTTCTAAAATAGATGTTCCGTCATCTGAATCTGATGCAAGCTGTAAAGTAAATTCTTGCCCTGCCGTACATTGTATTGTTATATTTTTGACAAAAGCAACATCAACGCTTGTTCCTTGTGGAATAAATACAGCTCCGTTAATTACTTGAACTATTAAAGAACTTGTCAAGTCTTTTAGAGTAAAATTAGGGGATGCTGTTCCATCTTCAGTAGGCAAATCTGAAGAAAATCTAACACTCCCTTCTATTCTAAAAGTATATTCCCCAGTTGTAGGGATTACGTATTTATCATTTGCTAAATCAAAGTTGTCAAATCTGTAATTCTCTTCTGTTTGAAAGGTTGCCGTAACAGGAGAGAAAGTTGTGAATGATTGGCTTGAAGTTTTAGCCATAACCCCTGTATTATCTAAAGGGCTAGTATTTAAAGAAGGTGTTGTGTTTTTATCGTTGTGTAATAAAATTACTTGGTTCATTAACCTTTCTAATCCTGTTGTTGTAATCACAATAGGCATTAAATCAAAGCACTTTTTAAAAGTTACAGCAGGCTTAAATGCGTCTTCTTTTAAAGATAAGCTATTCTGGTAATCCTGCCCATAGTCTACAACTGGAAATACGTATCCGTTGGCATCTCTGTAAGTATTAGGAGCATCAAAGTACTGCTTTATTTCTGTATAATTATAAAGAACCGTTTCTCCTGCAAATAGCTCAGCCATTGTAATGTTTGACAAAACAGCCTTTAAGTTTGTCTCGCTTCCCTGGAATAACAATTCAACCTCTTTAGTATTATTTCCTGCAACTGCATTTGTCACAAAGAATGAACCGGCAAACCTCTCAAACCCTCCAATTAATATCTTCCCTTTAATTGCTTTGTTGAGATCAACTTTCGCTTCTTGTGATGGGTCTGTAATATCCCCTAATGCTTCTAATAAATCCCCAACCAAAGGCAATCTAAAACCCTGCTTTGTAACTGTCCCCTGTGTTCCTAAGTCATCAACCGCAGCAACTACTCTGTCTATCTGTATACTCTCATTCTCAAAAGTACGGCAAACATAAGAAAACCCTGCAACTTCTAATATGATTGTTACTATCATTGTATTTGTTGGATTTCGTTGTTAGCGTACATTAAGCGAATGTCTAACTTATAAAGGTTATGACTTAATAGCTCCTGCTCATAAGTTGTGCTTTGCAATATCATTGGGTAAGCTACATTCGTTGCATCAAACATGATTACAACTGCTGATTTAAATAATTCAGCTAATGAATCTACTTGCTCCTGGGTCTTAAAGTAGTCTCTTCTAATCGTAATTTCTTTGCTTGTACTATTACCAAACTCCTGTATGTTTGGGTTGTTTATGTTTTGAATTACTGCAAATGTGGTTGCCTTATAATTGATTCCATCACTTTGTATCTTCTTCCCTTTGCTTACGTTGTAGCTTGTGTTTGCTGCTAAAGTAAAATTATCGTACTCAGCCCCACCGTATCGGTTGACAAAATATAACCTGTATCTGTCTTGCTTTGGATTGCAAGGCTCTCTAAATATTGTTATCTCTTCGCTATTAAATGTACTAACACCTCGGTTGTATACTATTTTGCTTTTAGAGTATAATGTTTCTGATGGGAAGACTGAATTTATATTAATATTCCAATACGCAACTCCTGTTAAACTGGGTCTTATAGTTAAGTCAATTGTTGACGTACTCAATAATACATCTTCTGAATTATAATATGATGTTACCAAATCGTTAGCTTCTAAAGTTCCACTTGTTGTAGAAATAACAGAAGGCAAAGATAACAGCTCAGTATCATTATCGGAAAGGTAAAGCGTTTTCTTAACTTTAGGTAATTTAATCGGGTATGTGTCGTACCAATTGTCATCTCTATAATTCAACACAGTAGGCTGCAATTCGTAACCGTTATACACATAAAAAGTATCTGACTCTGTGTATCCCCCAAAAGTTGGCGGTTGCGTTTGGTCGGTCGAAGCGTTAGCTCCTATTTCTATTTTTATTCTAGAATAAGAATTTGGTTGAGAATGTTCTGCACTTCCATTGTACTCAGATTTAAAAAAAGAATCTTTGACAAGTTCCAAAGGGTTAACTTGTGCAAAGTCTCCTGAAGTTGGTGTTATTGTTTTTATTATTGAATTTGAACTGTCATTCAGTGCCGTTACTTTTATCTTATAAGACAGGAAGAAAGTCTCAACACCTACCCAACTAATTAAGACAATGAATGGGTTGTAAGCTCCATAAATTCCAAGCTCAGGATTTACGTTATTATAATTTACTGCTACTGCCATTTACTTTAATGTTACGTTAAACCCTTGCTTTCCTAATTTAGATTTCATTTCAAATGCTTTCTCGAATAGGAACGCTTCTTCTAACTGTTCTTTATTTTCGTTGAATGCTCTTTCTTGTGCTTTGCTCATGAAGTTGGTCTTTATTATACCATCCCTTGCAATAGCTCTTCCCATGAAGTAAGCCGCCTGTTTAATATTTCGTTCTCCTGCCTTACCACTTTTGGTTACAAACTGAAAGCTAATCTTACCGTTTGGCATGACTACTTTTTTTGTTAATCGCATCTTAGAATCTTTGATGTATTTCTCCATCACTCCTTCTTTGATGTTCTTTTTCTTAAACTTAAAAATTGAACCTTGGCTTTTATCCCAACCGTTAACACCTTTTTCAAGGAATATGCCGTACTCTTCTACTGTTGTAAATTCGACATCATAACCTGCTTTGGTTTCAATTACGTTAAAACCTAAACCATTACTCAACGCCTTAGTGTTGTTAGTCTTTCGCTTCTTACCTGCAAACCCTGTAAGATTAAGATTACTTTTTGCCTGCTTGACTGACTCTTCTGCGTATACTTCTAATGCTTCCTTCAAACTACTCATAACAAGCAGGTTTTTTGCAGATTAAAATTAAGGGTAAATGCAACACCTCCTAACCCATCTTTATACTTCTTTGGTACTTTCGTTACGTTAACCGAGTCCTGGAAATAATAGCCGTTTTTCTTTAGGTAGTCAACAAGCATGCTTGCAATGTCTCTTGTATCAGATGTTACTTCTTTTATTCTTTCATCCTCATCGCCTAATGTTGTCAGTAAGTCTAACATCTCAAATTCAAGACTAATTAAATCAGTATGTAGATTGAATGTCATTGTATCAGATAAAGAGTATACAAGCCTAACGCCTTTCTTGTCTAATCCCTTATCCGCGTATCTCGAAAAGTCAACAAAAGTTATTTCAGGAAAGTTAGCTGTTACTAATACTTTAATATTCTCAACTACTTGCTTTATGGATGTCTGCATTATTGTTCGTTCTTTTTGTTTATCTCTGATATTCTTACGTCCTCCATCCAACTAAATGCCCTCCATATTTCCATCTCTTCAGCTAAAGCCATCTTAGTTGGGTCTTCATTCGCTAGAGTTCTAATAAGTCCGTACATTTTTCTACCGTCGTTCTCTTCTTTCTGTTCGCCCTTGTACAATATAGGGTAACTTTCCTGCAAAGATAAGATTAAATGACCAAACAGTTTAATAGAATAAAGCGAGTAAATGAACGGAGCATCAAAGAATCGTTTCTGACCTTCCAAGTATTCATTTTTATTAAATGGTTTTGCCCAATCTCTCCGATACATTAAAGCTGTAACAGCGTAAGCAAACTCAAAAGTCTCATAATTTAAATCAATATTGACCAATTCAACCAAAAACTTTAAAGGCATATCTAGTAAGTCATCGTGTTTAAAATACTCAACACCGTTATACTTTATCTTTGCAGGAGGTTCGCCAATTGGTTCTTTGCTTATTGTATCAATAAAGGTCAGGACAACAGCTAAAGAGTTTTGCTCTGTAAATAGTTTGGGATCGTGTCCAATGTGCTTAAAAAAAGTTTCCACTTGTTGACTTTCTGTCTGCGTTCCAAGGGCTTGCATTAAAGCCTGTGGAATCTCCTTTGATGAATCGGGTATCCTGATTTTCATATTTCGGTTGAATCGGTTGTTTAAATACTATATTCTTTTCAATTATCCCTGTAAGTACGTCGGGTGCGCCATCTTGTGAGTTAGCCCTAAAGTTCTTTTTGAATCCTGTTAAATGCTTCCAAAACATCCCCCACCTAATATGCCAATCTTTAGGAAAGATAATGTGCCTTTGAACCTGGGCAGAGTTTGAAACTATCCTAGCTTCTTTGTTCATTGATTGATGAAACCAACTAACAGCGCACTTGGTATTTCTTCCAACATTGATTGCAAAGTAGCGACCTCCGTTATTACTTTCAAAATTGGCTTGCTTTGTTCCTGTATCATTAAGCATCTTGGCTAACTGCCTTTCTGTTGTCTCCATTCCATCCAACGTGTAAAGAATATCTGTTACATACAAGTCATCGCCTACTCTATCATAACAGACAGAGCAAAGGTAATCAGCTCCTGCATCTGCTGTATCTGTGTAGTTACCTTTCTTGGTCACTCCTTCAGGTATCCTTTCGTAAGTTTTCCACTCTCCTGAGTATAGCAAACCTTCTTTAGATGTCGGGTTTCCTTGGTGTAGGCATTCAAACTTGTTAGGATCAATCCTTCGCTCCTCTTCTAGCTTTTCGATTGAATGTCTATTATCCCACAATGCCACACCTTTGGGTCTGTTATCAATTGGGGTTGGCTCAGTCATCTTTATTGCTTCAAAGTTTATCTTTACCCACTCTTTAGGATTAAGGCCATCTAGCTCGCTTAAATCATTTATTACGTTTACTTTTTCGTTCTCTTCAATTCTGCCTATTACGTCCTCTTCGTGCCACCTTGTGAATACTATCAATTGTTGGCTTTCATTGTGTAATCTTGTTTTAACAACTGAGGTGTACCAATCCCAAGCACTCTCTCTAATTACTGGGCTGCTTCCTTCTTGGTAGTCTTTATAAAGGTCATCCATTATAACGCAATCCAAAGTAATTGAGGTTAACGCCCCACCTCTTCCAACTGCTTTTAACATTCCTTTATGCCCTACAATTTCAAACTCTTCTGAGTTCCTTAAATAGCTACTTGCTACTGTTACGACATTACTTGAATTAAGCGTTGTGTTAGGAAATAAAGAATGATATTCAGGTGTGTCTATTATCCTTTGATTATCCCTGTTAAACTTTCTCGCAATAGTAGCATTATAAGAAGTAATCGCTAACCTTGTATTAGGATTTAAACCAAACATAAAAGAAGGTAACCGCCTCGTGCTACCTTCACTTTTCCCATGTTGTGGTGGCATTGAAACCATTAGCTTTTTAATCTTACCTTTTGCAAAACGGTCCAGTATTTCGTAATACGCTTTGTGATAAGACTCCCACTCAAAGTTTGGAGTAGTATAGGAAGTAAAATCTTTTAAATTAGTCCTAGCAAGTCTTTTTGCCTTTTCTTTTTCAAGATTTAATTCTTTTAAATTACCCATTCGTCACCCTTCTAGCTTGTTTTAACTGCTCTTCAATCTCTTCATCTGTTAATGATGACAAGTCGATGTTTTTGTTTAGGTTTTCGGTTTCCATTCTTTCAATGTACCCTCTTTTCTTTCCTTTAGTTTTTAAGTAGAATATTGTAGAGGTTGAATTTCCTGACTTGATTTGTTGATGTAGCTGACTTTCTGCAAAGTCTAAAGCTACATTATCAATGTCCTTTACTTTCTTCAAAAACTCTTCGTCTACTTTTAGCCATTCGTAAAATATTGTTCGTCCTATTCCTACTTTCTTGCAGGCAGAAGTTACAACCCCAAGGGAAGATTCTAACGCTTCTAATATTGCCTTTTTATGTTGTTCAGTTTTGTTCATACTTCTTACCATTTATTTTAACCTCTAACCCTTCGTCTAACTTAATCATTCTATCTATTATTACTTGGCAGTACTTAGGGTCTAGCTCCATCCCGTAACACTTTCTTTTTAATTGGTGTGCTGCTACCATTGTTGAACCGCTGCCTAAGAACAAATCAAAAACAATATCTCCTTTTTTACTCCCATCAGATATCCCTTTTTCACATAATGGTATTAGTTTCATTGTTGGATGTAATTCGTTCTTTTTAGTCCTATCAATATTCCAAACATCCATTCCGTTATTGCCTCCGTAAAAATTATGCTCGCTTACCCAACCATAAAAAATAGGTTCATACCTACTCATATAATCAGAATTTGATAAAGTATGGTTTCCTTTTTCCCAAATAATAACAGACCTACATTGCAAACCTGTCCTATCCATACTTGCAAAATACTTATTCATTCCTAATCTGTAAAAAGAAATGTAAAAAGCACCATTGCAAAACAATTGTATATTTGAGTTAATCGCATCTAAAAAATCCTCGCCATCTTCCTTAGACATTTTATCGTTTTTAATACTTTCGTGCTTTGAATTATAAGTAGGTTGAGTGCCTTTCTTTTCATCCCAAGAAACATTTCCTTGAAAATCCATTAAATAAGGTGGGTCAGTAAAAACCATATCAGCCTTCTCTCCATCCATTAACTTAGCTGCTTGGTCTGAGTCTGTACTATCCCCACAAAGCAAACGATGCTCTCCAATCTCTATCAAGTCCCCAAGCACTACATCCACTTGCATATTGTCAGGCTCAGCATAATCGTCCTCCTCTGCTTCAAGTTGTGTTACATCTTCAAACGGAAAACCATCCAAGCCCCATTCTTCAAGTTTCTCAACATCCCATTCATTCGCTAAAATATCCCAATCCCACTCTCCAAACCCGACATTGTCTTTTACTATAAATTCATTCTGCTGCTCTTCTGTAAGGTCACTTGCTTTGATTATTGGAACTTCCGTAAGTCCTGCTTCCTTGCAAGCCTTTAATCTCATGTTTCCACCTAATACAATCATTTCGTTATTGACTACGATTGGTCTAAGGTTAAGCATCTCGGGAAAGTTTTTAATTGACTTTACTAACTTCTTAAATTTATTATCCTTTATAATCCTAGGGTTATTAGGGTTTGTTTTTATGCTTAATATTTTTACTACTTCCATTTTTTATTATTGATTACCTACCCTGTGCAGCTTTGTTACTAATTAGTTTATTATCAATTACTTTGACATTCGGGTAAATAAACAATCTTAATTAATCCTTCCCTATCGAATATAGCTATTACATTCCACAGTTCAAGGTCAATTAAAACGTCTTCCTCTACCATTTTGTTTTGTTTAATCAAATATAACTATTATTTAATTATTAAACAGTCTTTGGTTTTCGTTGAATAACCTTTCGCTCTATAACATACTTTGCAGAAATGTACTTGTCCTTGTTTAATCCCTGGGTACTAAAGTTAAACTCGATTGTTCGCCTAGTCTCTTTGTCTGCTACATGACAATCTAAGAAGTAGCTTAGCTTTCCATAAGCCATTGAATAATCCTTGTGGGTCTTCCTTAACTTGTGATTGGTTATTGTGTATACTATATTCATTTTCTTTTGTTTTAATTCATTTTTAATTCGTAACCCATAGCAATCGAAACTCCTTTTGCTGCTTCCATTATCTTTCGACAAAGGTAAAGTTCCGGTACTTTCTTATCTGCTTCTCTTTCCTTTCCTGCGTTGCTTTTTTCTTCGCTTAGATAGTACTGCTTGTTCCATTCTTGATGATACTTTACTTGTTCTAAACTTAGGAAATACATATTGCAGACTAGTTCTCTACTCCCTTTGTAAAGGTCTTTATAATCGCCAGAGTCATACCATGCAATTATGGTAGTTATCTTTTCTAGTATCTCATCCATTTAATACCTCATTTAGTTTGTTTTGGTAGGTTTGATGCGCTTCAAATTCATTTATAAAAAGACCTAAATGTTTGCTTTTCCCGTTAATATGAATTATAGAAGTCCATTTTTTGGCTAGTTTATGCCACCAAACGCCTACATATTGAGAAGTTCCGCCCTTCTTATCTTTACATGTGTTTTGTCTATTTGTTATTAATTGTAAATTTATTAGCCTATTGTCTGTTTTAATATTATTAATGTGGTCAACTACTAATGTGTGACCGCAAGGTTTATGATTTAAGAATGTTTCACAAACGAGTTGGTGTACAGTTCTTGATTTACCGACAATCCCCACCATTAAATACCCTGCACCATCTAAAAAATCCTTTAGCATTTTACCTTTTTCTTTTCTACCAGTTTTCGTTATCCTTGGCAGAACTTGAACTCTGCCCAAATTACTTACAAGATAATTGTTATTACTTGGTAGTTCTTTCCACTCTTCTATGTTATCCATGTTTACATGTTGTTTAATTCACACCTAACTTTTATAAAATATTGATAAGCATTTTCATAGCCTTTATATTCTTTTGGTATCATTTGAGCGTGTTCCATTGCTTCGTTTATACAGATTTCTGCGTGTTTAATCGCTATCATAGTGCAGAGTATTTC